CTTATCTATTTTTATATTAGTAGAAACACTTTCCTCTACTACAGGTGCGCTCACTTTTGTTGCCGCTTTCTTTGCCATCTTCTTTCGTGTTTATATTAATTTATTATTATACAGTTGTCGAGTAGATTAACTCTGCACAAGACATTGGGTTCTGGATAAGAACACCTTGCTGAGCTTGAGCGAATAATTGGTATCCATCTACTGCAGACGAAGAGCCTGATGAGAACGAAGTATTAGGTCCTAACGGTGAAGTTGAACCAGCTACGTGCCACATTAATTCTTTACGTCCTTTAGGATATACTCGACGAATATTTTGCTCACCGCCTGAAGTACCCATGTTAAGGATAGTGTAACGGTAAGACTCAGTGTATCCACCTTGTGGGTGTGGTACACGGTTACGTACTTCATTATCATACATTGGTAAGTGTACTAAAGTAAATCGGATACCTTGTGGTCCCATAAACTCTCTGTACTGACCTTGGAATGATAAGTTTTGTCCAGCTCCACCAATTCGTTTAGAATCTAATGGTTGGAAACGAGCAGCGTGGTTTTCAAGAGCTCTATGGAATTGTACCATACCTCTTTCACCTGTAAACGCTACGAAGTGACGTTGATCTTCTGGAAGGATGTTAATTGATAAGTTCAATAATACATCTTCTAAGTAATCAATTGTAAAGTTTGTATAGTGGAACTTGTACGATGGTGAGATTTGCTCACGGATACCAGCACCCTCAATAATTGGAGAACCAGAGTCACCGAACATGCTATAAGTTCCATTAGCTTGCTTGTTAGACTTAGAGAAAAATAACATTCTTTCTTTCTCTTTCATCCACTGACACATAAACTCGTATTCTGCATACTGAGTCCAGATTTTAGTTGAAGTACCTGTTTTAGGGTCAGACATTTCAATAACTAAAGGACGTTGGTGCATGTTACCAGGAATAGTATAAGTCTTAGATAAGAAAGACATTGCATTACGCATTTTGAACGGAGAAGTATAGCTAGTTTCACCATAAGTTCTGTTCAATGTTCTTTCTTGTGGAGAGTATTCTTTACTTGCTTTTGATCCAGCAGCTAATAGCGATGGAGCTGCAAAATCTGTAGGCTCACTTGTCATAAGGACACAAGGATATACATAAGAAGTACCACTTGCATAAGGCTCACGCATTACACGAACAGCGGTTTCACCATCATCTAATACTAACTTATCTGTTACTGCAAAATATTTTTCTGCAAATTCAATAAGAATTTCTGCTCCATATTGACCAGGAGTTGCTGTATAAGCACCCGCAGTATACCCTACAATACTAATTGCTTTCTCATCGTCACCTTTTAGGTACCACTCGAAATCGTTATCATCTGGAAGTTCTTGTTCTCCTCCACCAATTGATAAAAAGTAATCAATACCTGCGTACTGATTCAATCCAAAAACTCTACTGATGATGTTAGACACCAATGTAGGTTCTTGTGCAAATACGCTTCCT